CATAAGAGAACAAGCTGAAACTAAAGGTGAGAAAGTTCCTTCTAAAGTATTTGAAGGTAAGTCTAAGTTAATGTTTAGTAGAAAATTAGATCCTTCTTTTTATGCTAAAATTGCAAATGTAAGAAACATAAAAAACGCTGCAAAACAAGCTAATATAAAAGGAGATGTTACTATAAATAATAACAATAGAGTTAAGCAACAGAAGCAATTTTTAAACGATATAAAAAAATACAAACTAAATTCATTAGTGTTTTTAGCAGGAAGTTTTGCTAGTTCAGGGGCTGTAAGAACTCAAGTAGGTAAAGAAACTCCAGAAGGAAAAAGATTAGCTAAGTTTTTAAAAGATAATAATATAAAAGCTAAAAAAGATCAGTATTTTTATGAATTAGATAATGGTAGTTGGGTTAAAGCAAATTCTCAAGAACAGCTTGCTAAACAGGGTATAACAAATTTACAACCAGCAAGAGGGAGACTTTACTATGGAGTAGGAGATCCAAATTATAAAGAAGCTTTAAAAGCTGCACAAGAAAACGATACAAAAGAAACTAGAAGTAAGGCTGTAAAACTAACACCACCAAGAGAAGGTATAACTAAAGAGTGGATTGAAAAAAATGCAGCTAAAAGCGAAAACAACATGGAGGTTTTAGAAAGTGTTGTTTATCAACTAAACGATGCTGTTGCTAAAGGTATGCCAGCTAATATAGCAGCTATGGTTATAACTCATGGTTACCAAGCAACAAGTGGTTTAATAAAAATTTCAGCTCCTTTTTTATATAAATCTAAAGTTTTTGAATTTGGTTCAGGTAAGAATGCAAAACAAAATGCAAATGATAAACCTTACAGAGAAGAACATAATCCACCTGCTTCCGTAGTTGGTGCAAGTATTATATTAGCAATAGCTAACAATCAAGCAAAGGATGTTATGCCTGCTATAAAAAAGAATTATTATCAAACTCAATTATCTAAAGCTGACGATACTAAATTAGATCAAGCTAAATTAGATGCTACGTTACCAGAAGGACAAAGCGTATTTGATAATCCTGTTAACAGACTTATAGACGCAGGGATAAACTTAAATAGTATAGTAGATGTTAAAACAGGTAAAACTTTAGCTGAGATACAAGGTGTAGGAGTACCCAAACAATTTGAAAATAACTCTAATGTAGTAGAAGAACAAGGTAAAATAATAAAATTAAAAGAGCAAGAAGGTTTTTCTAATGCTGAAGCTCAGAAAAAAATTAAAGCATTTTTACCATTAGCTAAGCC